GTATGTATCCTAAAAAATCGAGCAAATCTAATACATGGTGAAAAATTATTCCGATTGAAATCCCCTATCTCGTGGGGCTATTTTATCTACTTACCCTCATTACAATATGGATTCGATCAAGCCAAAAGATTTAAAGAAATATTCTCTAATTTAGGTAAAATAATTTATTAACCCTACTTAGGACGTGGAAAACCGCTCTTACGAAGACGTTCAATATAAGTCTTCAAAAAAGTTTGAGCATTGGAAGCATCAGCCGCTCGCTCAAGCCCCTTGTAACGATTGTCAACTTCGTAACTATGTCTAAACTGGGTTTTCATAACTCCATTGTATTAGAAACTAACATGACAAAAACACAAGAAGAAATAAAAACTATATGTGAAGATGTAAAAAGACTACTAATTCATAAAAATCAAAAATATGGAGACTCTGCCTTGACTCCTTGCCGAATCTTTAGTAAAGCTAATGCAGTAGAACAAATATTAGTTCGTATCGATGATAAATTAAATAGAATTCAACAGGGGGCAGGACTTCTAGCTGAAGACGAAGACGTAATAATGGATCTCATAGGATATCTCATACTACTTAAAATAGGTCTAAAACGAACCTCATTATGAATTACGAAGAATTCCTAGAAAACTACACACCAGAACTACAACTAATTGATGCAATTGACATGCTCACTCACTTTCACCCGGACGCGGCAGAGATCCTAGACCGGTGGGCTTCTGAGACCAATACCGAAAAAAACGTCTTAGAACTTCCCCTGAAGGATCCCACTCCAGAAACTTTTTCTCAAGATATTCAATTGCCTTCAGCTGATTGGGTGCCCCAGTATACGTCTCAGGGAGATTTAATAAGCATTTCTTCACCCGACACCGATGCGGAGTAAAAGTCGGAATCTCTTTACTTGGAGACAAATAAGTATCTAACTCCATTCGCCGTTTAGTAACCATTAGATCGCCACCCGACTGCCAAATCCGATTAATATAAGGACTCCACTCTTTTATAAGCGCATTTTTAGAAGAGTGACTATTGATTAGCTCTAGTAAACGACAGGTCTTAAAAGATTGAATCCCAATACTATGGGCAAAACTTAAAAGTGCTGCCTTTCTATTTGAACTCAAAGGAACAAAAACATATTCTTTAACAAGATTTGAAAACTCCTTTAAGTCTTCAATGAACTGCTTCTCTATCTCTTCTTCAGTTGCTTTATCAGTTGAGAGTAAGTACCTTCCACTGATTTGCTTACTTCCATATCCAATACGCCAAATACTCTCTCCATAGTCCTTATAAGATGCATACCGCCCCATCCCTAAACTCGTCCTAGGGACTGTAGATCTCTTTATTAACTCGGTACTCTTCTCAGTAAAAAATGGATATTTTAATTTATCTTCGCGTGTTCTGACCTTTTTATGGGACAACAACATTACCGTTGTAATTAACCTCAGAATAACCGTCTAATCCCATTAATACAACATAGTTCTTAGCTGCATTAGTAACCGTTACTCCTACAGTTCCTTTACCTCTTCCAGCTTTTATAATATTGTAATATTTTTGGTATCCAGTAGGTGCAGCCCCAGCATTATAAGCGTCTTCCTGGAAGATCTCTAAAGAACTGAGAGCATTAGAACTATCAATTGTGACCTTTATGTCCCCGGTGCCACCAGGATTTACACGGAAAGCTCTAATTTGATCTGAGCTATTACCTCCAGCTGTCTGACCAAGGTAAGTAATCTCAGCTGCAGCAGAATCTTTCTCGAAAGTATCTAAAGTGCCTGAAAAAGTGCGAGTAGCCATGGTATTTAAGAAATCTGCCCAACAGTGGAGAGGTTGAATTTAATGTCGGCATCAATGCCGTGATCTTTTAGAACCCCAAAAAACATTTGGCGATCCAGGGCTTTTTGATGTAGCATTTCGATAAATGCCTCCTCTAATTCACTCCTATCAAGGTTTTGAATTGCTAGAGAAGCGGCGTGAATTGAAAATTCAACGTCGATTGGAAGCGTAACTGCATCCATAAGTAGCCAAAACTATATATTTATATTACCAGCGCTCAACAAAAGAGCAACGAAATGCTAACAACGATCAATAGAAGGACAGGAAGGAGGCTCCCTTAAAGGTCTCTCACGTTGATCTATTGCGTAGTAAGGAATGTCAGAGACTCCCTCAAAGATGCCAGGTACTAACGCTGGCAACCTTTCCTGCGTGTAATGTCGTAAGTGATGCTCTGCCCTTGACGTCATGATTGTTATGAGGACTTACTTTGCGGCCTAATAGAATCGTCCCGGCACCATACGTACCCGTAAATAGTACAATGAAGCTTAAAAAGACGAGTTCCACTTGCAATGATAGTTATCGACACTTACATTGTAATCCAAATAGTATCAAAAAATGATTGATAGTAACGTAGCTTTAGAATTCATGCGGGCAGCTGTTGGTGGCGTAAGTAAAACACAAACAATTAGAGCATTTAAAGAACGTTATCATTTAGAAGAAAAAGATATTAACCAATTGATACAACTCTGTGCCTTTAAGCCATCTCCAAAAAGAATTAAGTATAAAGAATTCTATAACAATGCCATTACTAAAGATAAAAAAGCAAAAAGACTTTATTATCCGTTCACTCAAATATACTCTTATGAGGATTTTTTAACTGCAGAAGAATGTAAAAATCTGAGAGAAATTACTGATGGAAATTTAAGGAGATCAACAGTCTCAGATCTCAATGATACCTGTCATATCTCTGATTATCGAACCAGCTCAACAGCTGACTTACACTACTTTGAAGATCCATTTTATTTAGATATAGACAGGAGATTGGCTGATGTACTAGGATTACAACCTTTTCTTGGAGAGGTCATGCAAGCTCAGAAATACTTGCCTGGTGAATTTTATAAGGAGCATTATGATTTCTTCCCACCGCTAGCAATCAAAGAATGTAGAACATACTGCGAATGGATGGGACAAAGAACTTGGACAACTATGATTTACTTAAATGATGTAGAAGAAGGTGGGGGAACCTATTTCAAACATCTCAAGCTAAAAGTAAAACCGAAAGAAGGTATGTTGTTAGCCTGGAATAACTTATATCGTAACGGAGTCCCAAACTATAAAACAATGCATGAAGCATTACCACCCATACAAGGTAATAAGTATGTAATAACCAAGTGGTGGAGAAGTTGGAGTCTAATCTAAAACTCACACCCGTAAGCTGCCTTCGTCAACTTTATCTCGAATTGTGGAGCCTACAGAACCATACAAAGCTCTATCACCAGCGGCGGGCCAACGGGATTTATACAACTCTTTCATCTGTTCATCAATTTGAGCAGCCTTACTCGTATTACCAGCTATCTCATCTTGCCACCTAATATCCGATGCTTTCTGTCTAGCAAAATCTATAGCTGCAGGATTCTCAGGAAAGGCCATGATCTAAATTAACTTTTTATCAATACTCCTATTCAGTTTACCAAAGCTTCCCCTATTACTTAGATATCACAAATACCAACGGTGGCTTCTTCTTCAGCTGGATCATACTCACATTCCTCTAATAATCTTAACAAATAATAATGAATCTTACTTGTAACCCAACGAAGATCTTCATCGCTTATATCACTAACAATAGCGTTTAGAGACAACTCACGGGATGGGGCACGAACATGCTCCGCCAGGAGTTCCAAAGCTCGATACCTATTGTGGTTCAGTTCCTTCAACATTGCTCTCCTTATCCGAAGCAGTAGGGTCAGTCTCTCCTGAAAGTGTATTCAGATGTGAAAGCAGTTCCAAGGCCCCTTGAACTTTCAAATAAGACTCTTTAAGGCCGACCAAATTAGCTTCAACAGAACGAATTTCCTTAGTAAGATCCGTTGCTTGTTGAATTAATTGACTGTTTACATCTTCGTGCATTTATCTAAAAAAAGACATCTGCAATGAGTATAGCGTCCCCTTCTATAAAGACACAACCATCATTTTAAAAATTAAACCAACCAGTCCCAGTAGACCCTCCTTCGACCATAAACCGAGGATTCATATGTTCATAACTGTAGTGAGAGTCCTGTCCTGAACCCCTTTCGCTATCAAACCAATCACCATTTTCAAGATCTAATTGACCAAGAGGATTTTGAACTAACCAATAATCTTTTCCATAACCCGTAATTGCTACAAATTGAAATCCCCCAGAAGGATGTGAAAAAGTACCACCAATTACTAATTTAACAACGACAGGCAACCCTTTATGAATCTCCTCTCTTATATCTTGATCATCAGCGGATAATGTATAAGTGGCATTGACCCCTAATTCTCTTAATGAATTATGATTTGACTCCCGTAAAGTAGGCTTCCCATACTTATTAACTAGGCCTAAATAATCAGAATGACTGTTAATAGTAGGGGTATTTAAGTACTTCAAACACATTGCAAGAGAAGCTGATTGAGATAATTTCCATCCTTCATCATCAGTCTTTTGGTGGAAATAGGGAAAATCCTTTAAGTAAATTAAATCCCTATCAATTGAATAAGGAACTTTTGGTTTCTCGTCAGTTAAGCCATCCCAATGCTCATCATCAATCCACCAATCACCTAATCCAGTCTCTAAATATGTATGTCCAACTCCGCGATCTAAAACTTTACATCGACGAATAATTCTTGCAGGTAAAATTTTAGCTTTTTCATCAGAAGCAAGTTTCTTCGCATCTATAGGTCTCGCTTTTAGCCACGTATGGCAGCGAGATACAATAGAAACCCACCCCCAATGAAGGTTTGGCACATACAGCTAGAATGCTGCTCACATCTTACCCAATATTTATCTACATTTGATACTTAGTTTGATCTGAAGGAGCTTCAGCCTTGATTACTAATGGAGCCTGCTCAATTCTGATGGTCTGAACAGCTGAATTAGATGCAGCTTTTTCAATCATTCTCTCCATATCTTTCTTACTTACCTGACCACTATCTCCATTCATTTTCATAGTTCCATCACCTTTTTTGGATGCCGTAGCGATCCCAAAACTGGCCAAAACACCAGTAAACACGCTAGCTATGAAGGTTGGATCTATCTTCTGAGCTGGAACACCTGGGATAGAAACGTAATTTAAAGTTAATATTCCACCACTCCAAACTAAGACTCCAAGTCGGACAAATGTACTGATGATTGCAGCTTGTTCTTCTTGATCAGGAAGAAGAGCAGATTTCATTTTACCGAGAACACTTTTCTTCTTAGGATCCTCTTTCTTCTTAGGATCTTCAATCACATTTTCAGTCATCGTATACTAGCAGTACTTACTAAGTTTACCCTCAAGTAAACTTATATTGCGTTAGTTATTAACTCCTAATATGTGGAAACTTTTACCACTATTAATATTATTTAGTGCTGCACCAGTTCGTGCAGATCTTGTACATCGCCTATCAACAAGTACTCAGCTCACAGTAAATGGAGCAGCAACAAGTGGAACCAGACTCGGAAGTACATATACAGTATCTGGATCAAATATAAAAGTCGATACTTCTAATAGTGGTCATTTCGGTGCCTTAACAGCAGGCAGTGCTACTGCTGCCCCTACTCTTGATGTTGGTACTTATGATGTAAATACTGCAGGATCGGCATTTTCATTCTCGACTAGTTATACCCAAGGAGACGCCATACCAGCAATGGGTGCAGGTGTTGACGTTACCGCAGGGGTGGTCGCAGATATGCCAGCATATGGTGTACAAACTACACAAAGTGGTGGTGTAGCAGGCAGTTTGGCGGGTACTATTACCAGTGGCGGTGTTATGACTATAACTGCTGGTGGAGCTGGTACGACTGCAACTGGACAATTTGTCAGCGAAGTAACCATAGATTAATCATGAAGCGGCTTTTATGGCTGTTTCTATTATGGCCACAGGCTGCATTAGCCATTCCTGTCATTCCAAACTTCACTCAAGGGGGAATGACTTCTCATACAGAAACGACTTCCAAAGTAACTGAGACTATAAATTCAATAGATTATCAAACAGGGTGGCAGTATACTGTGACCGGTACAAATGTTGAAAATTCCGGCGCAAGTATCTCTCCTAATGCAGTTACTGGGAATTCAAATACGCTTCAAGGTGTTACATCAACATGGACTGGTTTAGATGCAGCCAACAAGCCAGATTGGAGCATCGTAAATCCCGGTGGAAGTTTCCAATTTACCGAAACATATCGATCACCTGGTATGGTGAATCAGACAATAATACAAAGAGTTACCGAAATTCAAAGTGTGACCGACACCACTTCAACTTTCAGCAACTAAAGTACCTTCTTTTAGTATTACTTAATGCGTCAATTCTCTTCCCGACAGCATCACGCGCTGGTGACGTTGGCGGTGTTAGCGCCACTGCTAATCCTGTTGCTAATAGTTCAGGTAGTGTCACCAACCAAGCC